GAAGGTGTAAAAGAACCAGCACAAACTGCACAAACATTATTGGGTGGAACAAAACCTCCAAATAGAATGACCTGATGGCAAATTTTGATTACATAAAAAAAAGACTTGCACAACTAGAAAGTCATAGAGGAACTTGGGAAGAGCATTGGCAAGATATTCTTGATTATGTAATGCCACGAAAAGCAGAAGTAGTATCTAAAAGAGAAAAAGGCGAGAAAAGAACAGAAGTATTATTTGATTCTACTGCTATAACTGCAAATAATTTATTAGCTGCAAGTTTACATGGAACACTAACATCACCATCATTACAATGGTTTCATCTTAAATTACGAAATGCTGAACTAAATCAAAACAGAGATGTACAGTTGTGGCTAGAAAACTCAGCAAAAAGAATGTATGACTTATTTAATGAATCTAATTTTAACACAGAAGTCCATGAGCTATATCTTGATCTATGTTCTATAGGTACAGGTGCATTATTTGTAGAAGAAAGTAAAAAAGGTTTTGCTGAAGGTGGTATACATTTTAATACATTACATATCAAAGAGTTTTATATTAAAGAAAATAATGATGGAAGAATAGACACAGTATATCGTAAATATAATTTAACAGCACGACAAGCACTACAAGAGTTTGGGGAAGATAATGTTGGTGAAAAAATTATAGAAGCAGCAAAAGACAAACCAGATAAAGAATTTACATTTATTCATGCAGTTGAGCCAACAGAAGACTATGAAAGGTCTATGGGTAAAGTAAAAACAAAATTACCTTTTTATAGTTGTCATGTATGTGTAGAAGATAAAATGTCAGTTAGAGAAGGTGGGTACAATGAGTTTCCATATCTTGTACCAAGGTGGTCAAAAGCAACAGGTGAAATATATGGAAGATCACCTAGCTATAATGCATTGCCAGATATTAAAACATTAAACAAAGCAGTAGAGATAGGATTGAAAGCATGGGCAAAAGCTATTGATCCACCATTGCTTGTAACAGATGATGGTGTTATTGGTAGAGTTAGAACAACACCTGCCGGTATAACTGTTGTTAGGAATGAAGGGTCTGTAAGGTCATTACCTATTGGTACTAATTGGCAGATTACAGATATGAAAGAAAATCAATTAAGAACAGCAATACGACAAGCATATTATTCTGATCAACTACAATTACAACAAGGTCCTCAAATGACAGCAACAGAGGTACAAGTTAGATATGAATTGATGCAAAGATTGTTAGGACCAACATTAGGAAGATTTCAAAGTGAGTTTTTGAATCCATTAATTGAAAGAGTATTTGGTATTATGCTAAGAGCAGAAGCATTAATACCTGCACCAGAAATAATACAAGGTCAAACAGTAGATGTAGAATATGTAGGACCATTAGCACGATCACAAAGAATGGAAGAATCTATTGCTATTGATAGATTATATGCATTAGCTATGCAAGTAGGTCAGATTGATCCAACTATCATGGATAATATAAATCATGATCTTGCAATTAGAACTAGAGCAAACTTACTTGGTGTTCCTAAAACTGTATTAAGAGGTATAGAAGAAGTTGCAGAGATGAGAGAAATGAGAGCACAACAACAGCAACAAGCACAAGAAATGGCTATGCAACAACAACAGGCACAAACAGCACTTACACAAAACCAAGCTATTAAAGAGTTAGGTACACAAGAAGCACAACAAGGTGCAGAGCAAGTAGAAGAATCGGCAAGAGCACTTGGTCTAGTTGAATAATGGAACTAAAAGAATTAAAAAAAATGTACAGAATTACTTTTGACTCTGGAGAAGGGAAGGAAGTATTAGCAGATTTAAAGTCTGCTTATTATCATAGAAGTTCGTTTGATAGTTGTCCTTATGAAACAGCATATAAGGAAGGTCAACGAGCTGTTATAATACGAATAATCAATCTATTAAAGGAGCAAAAAAATGATTGAAGAAACGACCACAACAGAAGGTAACCCTGTAGAACAACCTGTAGAAGATAATACAGTTTTAGGGTCTACTGTAAGTGATAATCAAGATTGGAGATCAAACTTACCAGAAGATTTAAAAAATGATCCTACATTATCTAATTTCAAAGATGTAGAGTCATTAGCTAAAACAGTAGTACATCAGCAAAAAGTATTAGGTAATCGTATACCTATACCTAAAACTGATGAAGAAAGAATGGAAGTCTACAATAAACTAGGCAGACCAGAAGCTGCTGATAAATATGAAGTAAATGTACCAGAAGATTATTCTGCATATTTTACCCAAGATCAGATAAGTCAGTTTAAGAATGTAGCTCATCAAATGGGTTTAAACCAACAACAGGTAGAAGGTCTTGTTAATTATCAAATGGAATCTATAAAGAATCAAGGAGATATGTATGCATCACAAGTTGATGTGCAAAAACAAGAAACCGAAGCTATGCTTAAAAAAGAATGGGGTTATGACTATGATAGTCAAATCCGTAATGCAAAAAGAGCAATAGATGTCTATGGAGATAGTGAAATAAAAGAGTTAATGAATACAGAAGCAGGAAATCATCCTGCAGTTATTCGTTTATTTGCTAGATTAGGTAAAGATATTACTGAAGATATGGCACAAAATACACAAAATAACACTTTAGCATCATCACCATTAGATGCAAAACAAGAAATACAAGATACTTTTAATAATCCAGATCATCCTTATCACAACCCTAGACATAAGGATCATCAACCTGCTGTAGAAAAAATGCGACAACTACATGAAAAAGTATATGGTAATACTTAAAAAAGTATGATATAATATTTTTGTGTGTACTGCCCTTACGGATAACAGTATATAAAGTCTAACGACTATAAACGAGGTTTCCCTTTTTTAGGACAAAAACTGCATAAATTATTATATTAATTTTATTAAGGAGAACTGTAATGAGTGTTCAAATTACTACAGCTTTTGTAGAACAATATAAAAGCAATGTGTTCCATTTGGCACAACAGAAAGGTTCAAGATTAAGAGATGCAGTAAGAACAGAAACTGTAACAGGTAAATCGCACTTTTTTGAAAGAATTGGTGATACTGCTGCTCTTAAAAGAACATCAAGACATAGTGATACACCTAGAGTTGATACCCCTCACTCAAGAAGGAAAGTTACTATGGATGATTATGATTGGGCTGATCTGATTGACCAAGAGGACAAAGTTAGAATGTTAATCTCCCCACAATCTGAGTATGCAATGAGTGGTGCTTGGGCAATGGGTAGAGCAATGGATGATGCAATTATTGCTGCTGCTAGTGGAAATGCTTTCGGTGGTGTATCTGGTGGTACAACTGTAGCATTACCTTCTGGACAGAAAATTGTTCATGCTTCTGCTGGATTAACTCTAGCAAAATTAATTAGTGCAAAAGAAGTATTAGATGCTGCTGATACTGACCCAGATGAGCCAAGATATATGGTTGTGTCTGCAAAACAGTTAAGCGACCTTTTAGGTAGCACAACTATTACTTCAGCAGATTTTAATTCTGTTAAAGCACTTGTACAAGGTGAGTTAGATACTTTCTTAGGATTTAACTTTATTAGAAGTGAACGACTAAGCACAGATAGTGATGGTAATCGATCTGTACTTGGTTTTTGTCAATCTGCAATAGGTCTTGCACTTGGCAGAGATATTGAAACAAGAATCTCTGAAAGAGCTGACAAGAACTATGCAACACAAGTATTTTTATCAATGACAATCGGAGCTACGAGAGTAGAAGACGAAAAAGTTGTAGAAATTGCTTGTACAGAGTCATAGGGAGGTAAATCATGGCAACAGCTAAATCTGTAGAAATTACAAACTTAGATGCATCTCCCAGAGTCATTTCCGAAGTCGGAAGTGTTCATGGCAAGATGAGAGTATTTGCTGATACTATTGCAGCAGGTACAGGCGATATTGATAATGATGATGTAATTATGATGGCACAAATTCCATCAAATGCAAAAGTCATGTCAATAAAACTTTACAATGATGATCTTGATTCAAATGGTTCACCATCATTAGCAGCTAATGTAGGTCTATATAATGGAGCTAGTAAGTTTACTATTGGTGGTACTGAAACAGCAGCAGATGCAGTTATTGATGAAGATTGTTATGCAACAGCTATAACAACTTTACAAGCAGCAAACACAGCAGGTGTTGAAGTTGCATTTGAAGCAAAGAATGTCAATGCAATAGCTAATCATGCATGGGAAGATGGTGGTCTGTCAGAAGACCCCGGAGTTCCATTAAGAATTGCCCTAACAATGTCTAATGCAGCAGCAACAGCAGCAGCAGGTGATATTACTATGGTAGTTACTTATATAACTGATTAGAACAATAGACTACAATTTGGGGGTTGCAAAAGACCCCCTTTTTGTTACATTAGGAGTATTATGGCAACAGAAGTATCAATATGTTCAAATGCTCTACGAAGGTTGGGCGATAGTCCTATCGCATCATTAACAGAAGATAGTGAAAGAGCAAGATTATGTAATGCATTTTATGCACCATCAAGAGATGCAGTATTAAGATCACATACTTGGAATTTTGCTATTAACAGAGCAAATTTAGCAAAGTTATCAACAGCACCTGCATTTGAATATGCTAATCAATTTGCATTGCCAACTGATCCATTTTGTTTACGAGTATTAAAAATGGAGTTTGAAGATTTTGAATTTAAAATAGAAAATTTAGCAGGTCAAGGCAGGGTATTACTTACAGATGAAGGGGAAGCAAAAATAACTTATATTGCAAGAGTTACTGATCCAAGTTTATTTGATTCTATGTTTGTTGATACACTTACTGCAAAACTTGCAGTAGATTTAGCATATCCTGTAACAAATAGCACAACATTACAAGCACAAATGCAAAGGTTATTTGAAAGAAAATTATCAGAAGCAAGAAGTCTTGATAGCACAGAGGGAACAACTGATAGTATTATATCAACTGTGTTTACTGATTTTAGAGCACCTTAATGGCAAGAGTTCATCCATTTCAAACAAATTTTACATCCGGTGAAATTTCACCTAAATTATTTGGTCAAGTAGATTTTAAAAAATACAACAATGCAGTTGAAACTATGGAGAATATGATAGTATTTCCACAGGGTGGTACAACAAGAAGATATGGTTCTAGGTTTGTGTGTGAGGTAAAAAATTCAGCTAATGCAACGAGATTGATACCTTTTGAGTTTAATATAGAACAATCGTATATATTAGAGTTTGGTAATTTATATATAAGATTTTATAAAGATAATGGTCAAATAACAGAAGCAACAAAAACAGTAACAGCAATAACAAAGGCAAATCCGGCTGTTGTTACAGTATCATCACATGGATATTCTAATGGAGATCATATATGGTTAAATGATGTTGGTGGTATGACAGAAGTCAATGCAAGAAGATATACAATAGCAAATGTAACAACCAACACATTTGAGTTATCTGGAGTAAATTCAACTAATTATACAACTTATACTTCTGGTGGTACAGCAGCCAAAGTATATGAAATAACAACAGAATACACATCATCTCAGTTATCAGAAATACAATTTGCTCAATCAGCAGATGTTATGTATTTAGTGCATCCATCACATGAACCAACAAAATTGACTAGAACAGGTCATACTAATTGGAGTATTTCAGATGTTGATTTTGAAAAAGGTCCATATTTAGATGAAAACACAACTTCTACTACTTTAACAACGAGTGCAACAACAGTAGGCACAGGCAGGACATTAACAGCTAGTGCAGATTTATTTGCAAGTACAGATGTTGGTAGATTGGTAAAAGTAAAAGGTGGTCATGGAAAAATAACAGGATTTACAAGTGCAACAGTTGTAACTTATGAAATATTTACAGCAGTAGGAACAGGTAGTGCAACAACAGAATGGCAACTAGGTGCATATTCAAATACAACAGGATTTCCTAGAGCTGTTAGTTTTTTTGAGCAAAGACTTTTATATGGTGGAAGTACAAACTTTCCACAAACAATATGGGCTTCACAATCTGGATTATATGATAATTTTGATGAAGGAGATGCAGATGCAGCAGATGCATTTATATATACTATTGCAGCAAATAAGGTAAATACAATCAGATGGTTAGCACCATCTAAAGATTTGATTGTTGGTACAGCAGGGTCAGAATATAAAGTAGGTAGACCAACAGGAGAACCACTAAAACCAGATAATGTAAATATTGCACAACAAACAACTTATGGTGTATATCCAGCAAGACCAATACAGATTGGTAATGTTATTTTATTTATTCAAAGACAACAAAAAAAAATTAGAGAATTTTATTATAAGTTTGA